CCAAAGCAGAAGAACTATTCCACGAGTACGTAGTTGCAAAATCTCGTGAAATCTATGAAAATCTAATCGAAGCTGAAATGGCCGACGATGAAGAGGAAGAAGAAGTTGACGAAGCAGCAGAAGACGAAGATGCTGAAGAAGAAAAAGTCGACGAAGAATTTGAAGACATTGCCTACGAAGGTGATGACGAAATGCCCCCAATGGGCGGTGATCCAACAGACGATCTAGAAGGCGAAATGGGTCCTGAAGAAGACGGCGATCTAGCTGATGAATCCGAAGAAGAATTATTCCAAGACCTAGACAGTATTGTAGACGAACTACAAGCACGTTTTGACAAGCTAGGCGGCGGTGAAGAAGGCGGCATGGACGGCATGGACGGCATGGACGGCGATAAAATGAAAGACGACTTTGATCTAGCCACAGTACGTGAGTATGTAGAAAAAGTTCCAGGCGGTCACGGTGCAGAAAAGAAAGGTCAAGGCGAAGGAGCACTGTCAGGCACAGGTAAACTAAGCCAAGGTTCCAGCACAAATGCCAAGAGCATTGTAGCTGGCAAGAATGATATGGGCGGTACAACAGCCAACATTCTAGGCAGCAAAGAAGAAGCAGCCAAGTATGTGGGTGCAGGTGGTGGCCAACTAGGCGGATCTAGCCTATTCAAAGGCACAGCCAAAGAAGATAACGCAGGTAATATCAACGTTCCAGGCGGCAAGGCAGGTGGTGCTTTCTCAACGAAAGAGCCAGGCCATGGTGCAGAGAAGAAAGGTGAAGCTGAAGGCAAATTCAGCGGAACAGGCGGTTCTTCCGGTTCGGTTGATAAAGCAAGTCTTTTCCGTGGTCGTAGATAATAGGACGCAATGGTGAAAACTAATCTCAGTGAACAATTGAGTTTTGACCAGGCTAAGATTGTCTTGGAGAGCGAAGGTGAGGGCGATAAAAAATCGCTGCATCTGAACGGTATCTGCATTCAAGGAGATATCCGTAACCAGAATCAGCGAATTTATTCTTCTCAAGAGATTGGCAAGGCTGTCAAAACGCTTAACGAGCAGATCTCTGGCGGATATTCAGTTTGCGGAGAGTTAGATCATCCTCAGGATTTAAAAATCAATCTAGATCGTGTTAGTCATATGATTACCAAGATGTGGATGGATGGTCCTAACGGCTACGGAAAACTTAAAATAATCCCTACTCCAATGGGTCAGCTAGTGCAGACCATGTTAGAGTCGGGAGTGAAGTTGGGTGTATCGAGTAGAGGTTCCGGTGAAGTAGACGGCAGTGGTAACGTTCAAGGTTTTGAAATTATCACGGTTGATATTGTAGCACAACCTAGCGCCCCGGGAGCTTACCCAACTCCAGTATACGAACACTTGATGAATACTACAGGTGGATTTAAGGCATTTACAATGGCAAAAGAAGTACAAGGCGACCCCAAGGCACAGAAATACTTAGCAGAGAGTCTGGTGAAAATCATCAGAGGTCTCAAATAACAGTAGGAGAATCACATGCTAGATATTGTTAAACAATTGTTTGAGAACAATGTGATTTCCGAAGAAGTCAAATCGGAAATTGAATCAGCTTGGCAAAGTAGAATTCAAGAAAATCGTGATGAAGTCACTGCCACACTACGTGAAGAATTTGCACAAAAGTATGAGCACGACAAGTCAGCAATGGTAGAAGCCGTAGAAACAATGCTAGCAGACCGCCTACAGGCAGAGCTATCAGAGTTAGCCGAAGACCGCCAAGGACTTATCGATGCACGTACAAAATATACACAAAAAATGAAATCAGATGCTACAGCAATGGAAGCATTTGTGTTGAATAATTTGCGTAAAGAACTTGCAGAGCTACATGAAGATCGTAAAGCAGTTGCTGACAACGTTGGTAAATTAGAATCTTTTATCGTGGATGCACTAGCGAAAGAAATCGCGGAATTCCATGCAGATAAGCAAGACTTAGCTGAAACCAAAGTAAAACTGGTGCGTGAAAGCAAAGCCAAGTTTGAACAGATAAAGAAAGATTTTATTGCTCGTTCATCAACTATCATTCAAGAAACAGTCTCTAAAGGACTCAAAGCTGAAATGGTACAGTTGCGCGAAGACATCGACGCTGCCCGCAGAAATGATTTTGGTCGCAGAATTTTTGAAAGCTTCGCCAGCGAATATGCTGCAAGCCATCTCAATGAGAAGAGCGAAACAGCTAAACTTCTAAAAGTAGTTGCTACAAAAGAGCAAGAACTTGAAGAAGCAGCAAAAATTGTTGCAGAAACACAGAAATTAGTTGAAAACCGTGAACAAGAATTACGTATTGCGCAAAACACAATGAACCGCAAGGAAGTTATGAGCGAATTGCTTGGACCATTGGGTGGAGACAAACGTGAAGTAATGAAAGAATTACTTGAATCGGTTCAGACAGAAAAACTATACACCGCTTATGACAAGTATCTACCTTCAGTGATGAACGGTAGCAATGCTCCAGTCAAGAAAGCGTTGACAGAAGGCAAAGAAATTACAGGCGATAAAAATCAGGCACAATCTTTTAGCAGAGAAGAAAAATCTGCTGAAATTTTTGACATCCGCAGGCTTGCGGGACTAAAAGTTTAAGGAGAACTATAATGTCACAATTACTCGAGTCACGCTGGTCGGAAACCAAAGAAGCGCTTTTAGAAGGTCTTCAAGGTAACAAGCGTTCAGTAATGGCAACTACTCTAGAGAATACCCGCAAGTATTTGGCAGAGAGTGCCACAGCTGGAGCTACATCCGCTGGCAACGTTGCAACCCTAAATCGTGTGATCCTTCCAGTGATCAGACGTGTACTGCCTACCGTTATTGCTAACGAGTTAGTAGGTGTACAACCAATGACTGGCCCAGTTGGTCAAATACATACACTACGTGTTCGCTATAGTGATACATTCACTGGCGCCACAGGTGACAGTACCACAGCTGGTGAAGAAGCACTAAGCCCATTCAAGATTGCTGAAGGCTATTCTGGTAATACCAACGGTGTAGCTGATGCAACAGCTGCCAAAGAAGGTGTTGCTGGTAACAGACTAAGCATCCAAATCTTGAAGCAAACAGTTGAAGCCAAGACACGTAAATTGTCAGCTCGCTGGACATTCGAAGCTGCACAAGATGCACAAGCCCAACAAGGTATTGACATCGAAGCAGAAATCATGGCTGCTCTTGCACAAGAGATCACAGCTGAGATTGACCAAGAAGTTCTACGTAGCCTAGGTACTTTAGCTGCTTCAGCAGGTAACACCCACGCATACAATCAAGGTGGCGTATCTGGTGTTGCTACATTCGTTGGTGACGAGCATGCCGCATTGGCAGTCGGTATCAACCGTGTTGCTAACGTGATCGCTCAGCGTACACGTCGCGGTGCTGGTAACTGGGCAGTTGTTAGCCCACAGGCATTGACAATTCTTCAAAGTGCTACAACTTCTGCGTTCGCAAGAACAACAGAAGGCACATTCGAAGCACCTACAAACACCAAGTTTGTTGGTACTTTGAACAGCGCAATGAAAGTGTATGTAAACACATATGCTGCTGATAACAGCGCAATTGTTGTTGGTTATAAAGGTTCTAGCGAATCTGATGCAGCAGCATTCTATTGCCCATACATTCCATTGATGAGCAGTGGTGTTGTTCTAGACCCAGCTACATTTGAACCAGTTGTTTCTTTCATGACTAGATATGGTTATGTTGAGTTAACAAATACTGCTTCATCGCTTGGTAATGCAGCAGACTACCTAGGTCAGGTAACAATTGCTGGTGTAACTTTTATCTAATTTTAGATTTATATACACCTGTAACAAATTCAAAAAGGCTCTTCGGAGCCTTTTTGTTTGACTTAAATATCACATGCAGTTGAACAATGAAAATGATTTTGTGTTATTAAGACCCCAATTTGCAGAATGGCGCCGGAGATTCCCTATGTTTGATCATGATGTGCGCAACATAGAAAAAATTATAGATCAACATATACAAGCACACAGCAAGATAATGGTTATGCACAGACAGACCAAAAATCGCAGCTACTTGGAAAAAGCACAACGTGAAATTGATGCTATGAATAGCGTATTAGCCACGGTGGAAAAAATGGAACTCATGAGTCTACTCAGCCGCGGATAAATAAAGTATCTAAGTTAGTTATGCGGTACCCGCCGCGTAGACCTAGAACGTCAACATAAGGAGAAACAAATGGGACGTCCATTAAAGAAAGATCAAAATGGTGTAGATGTTATCAACACCCCACTACTCACAGCCACAGGTATCACCGTACGATTTCATGACGGTACAGCTCTAAGAACAGACGGTATCATCATTAAACAGATAGGTGGAAAAAGATACAGAATAGCTAGAATTGGAACACCTACCGTGACCACTGCTTGCACCCTAGTCAGCGGTACTCCAGCAGCAGAAGGAGAAGTCAGTATTCAAGGTTATAATTCAGGAGGCAGCGGTCAAGGAGCTCAAGTTACGGCTAACTTGGTATCTATTGCTAAATTAACCAAGCGTGTGGCCACAGATTACAGTGGTAATCGCTACACTTGGTTTCTAGAAAACGATTCATCTGCAGACTACATTGTTCTAACAGCTCTATAATCTAGGAAGCATACATGGGACAGTTTGTACAAGTAAGCGGTGACTATAATATCAAATCCGGTGAAGGCGCTGTTATCACGCTGGATACCGGTCCTGGTGTCGGCACCACTCGCGTTACTGGTAATTTGCTTGTTGAAGGCGACACGCTAAACGTTTCTGTTGAAAACCTAAATGTCCAAGACAACATCATAACTCTAAACTACGGTGAAACAGGTAGTGGGGTCACTCTTAGATATTCAGGCATTGAAGTTGATCGAGGGTCGTTAGAGTCAGTGTCATTTTTGTGGGACGACAACGACGACTCTTGGAATTTGAAACAGGGAGCTGGGTATAATTCCAGCCGAC